GAGGGCTTTCGCCCTCGCTAGTTGGCAACAACACCCTAAGGTCGTTTGACCTTTACCCTTACGGAGACAGCTTATGATCCCAAAGCGTGACGTACAAGTGGTGTCGTATCGTCAAAGTGATATGCACCATTCGTTCGTCTACTCTCGTGATCATAAGGCTCTTCTTCGTTCGACCGGCCATCTTTTTAGAGATGGTCGCTGGACGGGGGCTGACGATGATTTCTTCACGTTTTACTGTGAGGAACCTCCGTCTTTAGGGAAACCTTTCAACTTCATCTTTCCTTCTTACGAGAAAGATGCGGTTGGAGATTTTCCTGGTCCTCCTACTAACGGTCAGTTTCGAGTCTGTATTACTAGAGGATTCGATTCCTCGATGTACTACGGCTCGTCTGCTGACGTTCAGTTGCCTCCAGTCGTCGAATCTGACTTTGGAGATATAGTCCTCGGGCTTAATGCTCGCGGTACTAGCTTCATCGTCAAGAACCGCCCTGGGAACCCAGTTCTCTCAGCAGGTCAATTTCTGGCTGAGTTGAGGGAGCTTCCCCAGATCCCGCATTTTTTGCGCTCGGGAGCCAAAAGGTTTAAAGACCTTGGGTCCGAGTACTTGAATGTGGAATTTGGCTGGAAACCGTTTGTAAAAGACGTTGTCGCCCTTTTTAACGGGCAGCAACGTATCCAAGCCGCGCTAAAGAAGCTCGTCAAGGATAACGGTTTATCAGTCAAGCGTCGGTCGAAGAAAGAGTTTGTCCTCGACGGTCCGGTAGTCGTCTGTGAAGGCTCATTATCTAAACCTTTTGCACATCTTGGCGATGTGTCAATTGGCGGCAATACTGAGCTAGACGGATACTATGTCGGCGGGCCTACTGGCTGCGCAGACCTAGATCTCTACTCGTTCACTGGGCAATGTGATTACAAATTCCAGCGTACGGTAACTACTATGTCTTGGCAATGCGGTACCTTCCGGTACTACGTTCCAGACATCGGGTCGGACCGTTGGACGGAACGAGCCAAGATAGCTTTGTCGGGTTCTAATCTTACCCCGTCATTGCTATACGAGGTCGTTCCGTGGACCTGGCTTATTGACTGGTTCGCGAATGTTGGGGATATAGTTTCCAACTTATCGTCAAACGCAGTCGATAACGAGACCTTGACTAACGCGTACTCCATGGAGAGTCAAGAAACTCTCTTTGAGGTATACGTTAGTACCTCGTGGGACGAGCTTGAGACCTTTCCTTTCGGGTCCCATTTCTTCGTTCCATCGGGGTCTGCTTCACCTTATTACTTTCGTAAAGAAGGTTATAAGGCTAGGCACCAGGCCTCCCCGTACGGGTTCGGGATACCCCCTGAGAGCTTTACAGCTCGCCAGTGGGCTATCCTCGCTGCGCTCGGTCTTACCAGATCGGGTGATCGTAGGAGCATAAACCAGGTGTGAACCTCGTCTATGTATCCGCAACCTTAAACACAAGGAACTTCGATGTTTTCCGACCCTTTTATTTTGAACCGCGACTGGTCGACGATTACTGCCAATGCAGGTGAAAACACCTCACTGCCAGCATCTGAACGAGCCGCGGATCACTCCACTTATCGCGGTCTAGACCCTGATCAAAATGATCATGTTCTGTTCATCGGACATAACTATGGCCGCCGTAACCGGTTTACCGCAAGGTATACCGTTTCCGGCTTTATGCCATCAGCTACTGTTCCTGATCAGAACGTGAGTTTTAATCAGTCGGTCTATGTCGTGGCTGATGTGCCCGTTACAGGGCCCATTCAGTCGACGTCTACATCGACTCATATCTTCCGTAAACAGATGCATCTGATTGGCGGGTTTCTGGTCTCCGTTGGAGTATCAGTAGATCCGCTTTTCAGCCGCATCGTTAACGGCGAGACTTGATCGCTAAGACGTCGATGGAGTAGTAAAAGGGACGGGGACCTTGGAGGTGTTCCTTCCGAAAGGAGGGTAGCCTGAAAAGCCTCGTAGAACTCCTTGTGCAAGTGCTACTTGACAGTAGCACTAAGTGTGGTGCCAACCCCAAGCGCGATCTTATTACGATCGCGAGGAGGACCTTAAATGAAGGTGATAGCTTTCTCACTATCACTCTTCCGACCTACGCTCAGGGTCTCGAAAGAGCCCTCGAGATCGGTCGCCTATCGCCAGCTCTCTTTCCGAAGTTTCGATTCCGGAGAGGAACATGCTGCCCCCAATTTCTTGGAGGGTACATGGATAGGATTTTTGGTCCTGATGGAGTACTCCTGGCCGAAGCGGATCCGGATTGCATCTTTGCGGTTAGACAGATTTGTCTACTTGCGAAGAAGCTTAAACTCCCGTGCGCAAGCGCGAGAGAGAAAGCTGCCGAAGCCGCCTTTAGCCTGTGTGAGCTTGAACTACGGTCCCATGCCGTCCCCAATAGGATGGCTGACATTTTTTCTCGTGTCAGCAATCTTGTTTGGAGCGATATTCTCTCTGGGGTTCCTTTTGGGGATCCCTACGAAGAATACGTTCCTCGACATGGTCCTGGAACCACTCAAGAAGGTCTTCGGGGTAATCTTAAGTACGGATTCCCCTCATGGCCTTCAAGACTGGAATCTGAGTTTCCTATTACAGAGTTTGGTATCGCTTCGATACTGAACTTTGATTCGGAGACTTCGATTTTACCAGGTTGTACCGTTGTTCATCCCCGAGACGAGACACCCGTAAGGGTTGTCTTTGTCCCTAAAACCCAGAAGAGTCCTCGAGTAATTGCTATTGAACCTGTATGCATGCAATACATACAGCAAGCAATAGCGGTTTGGCTTAAGCCTCGCATTGAGCATGCTGGGCTTTATACAGGCGGACGAGTTAATTTCGCTCGTCAGGACGTAAATGCCAAACTTGCACTCTCTTCTTCCATTGATAAGAGTCTTGCGACTCTTGATATGTCAGAAGCGAGTGATCGAGTCTCTTCTGGTCTGGTATGGCGTATGCTTGCATCCGTTCCTAGGTTTAGGAAACAGGTGTTCGCGTGTCGCTCTACCAGAGCAACCCTTCCGAGTGGTAGAACGATTCCACTTAGAAAGTTTGCGTCTATGGGGTCGGCGCTCTGCTTTCCTATCGAGTCGGTCGCTTTTTTTATCGCGATCGTTTCTATCAGGTTAGCAAGTGCAGGAGTACGCATCACGCCTTCTACTGTACGCAAGTATAGTGAGAGGGTTTACGTCTACGGGGACGACTTAATCGTACCCGCTGACGAGGCACCCGCGATCAGCTCGGCCTTGCCGCTGTTTGGTTTCAAGGTCAATGCCCACAAGTCTTTCTGGAGTGGGAACTTCAGGGAGTCTTGTGGGATGGACGCTTTCAGCGGTGTAGACGTAACACCTGTCTACATTCGTCGTTTGCTTCCGGCTGATCGGACTGACGTACATGGCATTGCCTCTACAGTGTCACTAGCTAACCAGTTTTACCTGGTCGGCTATTGGCGAGTAGCTGGTTTTCTTCGCGGGATAGTCGAGAGACTACTCGGAAAGTTGCCAACTATCACGATCAAATCTTTCCGATACCTTGAACGGGTAATCGAAGGTAGGTTTGATCCTGGGAGAGGCAGTGCAGGACTCGGCTGGGTCTCCTACAGCAACGGAGAATCGGCCGACGGATGGCATAAACACTACCAGTGTTTTAAGTCAAAGCGCTGGGTTGTTACAGCTGTCCGTAGCAAGGATCCCCTGTCGGGGGATGCTGCGCTCCTCAAATGCTTTGGCGTTATTGGCGGTGCCAATATCGATACGGAGCATTTGCGCACGTCAGTGAGGTACGGCAACCTCGCACTAAAACGCCGTTGGGTCTTGGTGTAACGAAACACCGGGGCTTGTAGGAAGAACCTACATGGGAGATGCAAGTAATTGCACGTGCACTGTGGCTTCTAACGGTCCTTTTCGCTTATTCTGCGATCGGGGTTCGTTACAAGTTCACAGCCCTCAAGATAGGGAGGAG